CATAACCGACGCTATATCTTTCGACAGCATCCACCACGGCATTAAGATCTTTCGCCGTGAACTTTCTCAGTCCAGTCATTGTACTTCTCCTAGTAAGCGAGATTAGATTGTGTGGTCCCCGAAGGCAACCACAGTTATTTAGAGAAAATGCCTCAATCTTTAATAACGGAGAACCGTATTAAAAGTTTCGGTTATCAGTAACATTTTGGACACATGTCCTTTTTACTAAATAGAGATAGGTTCCCAAACAATGCACGATGAAGAAGTTACTTCCTCTCGTAATGCTTCTGATGACCGCTGGCGCTGCACAGGCAGGCGGACTCGTTACAAAACATGCTTCTAGTGTTCAACTGACTGTTGATGCTGCAAGAACTACTGCCACAAGAATGGGTAACTCCTACTCTGTGTCTGGTAGTGGTGTTGTTACTGACGTTGGTGGCACTGGTACTGCTGACCTTAGTGTTGGTGGTCTTGGCACCCTGACTAATGGTGCTGCTTCTGGTTCTTTTGCAACTGCAACACAAGCAACCTCTGGCAACTCCTTCTCTTTCAGCAACTCCTTTACCGCTGGTGATGCAACAATCACAACTGCTCCTACTGTGGGTGATGTGAGTCCATTCTCCAATCAGACTTCATACACAGCAGGAACTGCTGGGACTCTGGCAGGTACTGTAACCACAGCAGGTGCTCTTACCGTGACGGCTGGTGGTGCTGGTACAAGTGCGACAGGACAATTTGTCTCGGAGATCACCGTTATCGACTGAGGTATATTATGGATCGACTTAAAGAAGCAATCGGTCTTGGTTTGATCCTTGGCGCATTCCATGGCGCTGCTCAGGCAGTGCCCGTGGTGCCAAATTTCACCCAGGGATCTATGTCGAGCCATACAGAGACGACTCAGACCATAACTGAGACCATCAATTCGATGGACTACAACACAGGATATCAATACTCTGCAACGGGTAGTGGTATTACTGCAAATGGAAAATTGAATCCAGGAACGGGTTCTACAAATGTAACTATTGACGGAGTGACATCATCATGGACGGGCGTAACATCAACACCTCAGTTCACACAGACAACACCAGGCGCAGCATTCCAGTTCACAGAAACTTATTCAGGACCTGGTTTAAGCAACCACACGATTATCCAGAGAACCACCGAGGTTACAAGCGTAACAGACACTACAAGTATCTTCTCGCAGTAATCCTAAGTGGTCTCTTCCCATCTGCATCTATGGCAGAGACTGTCGGTGGGGTGTCAGCAACAGCATCCCCCGTCGCGAACAGCTCTGGCTCAGTGACCAACCAAGCCATTCAGGTTTTACAAGGTCCATACATCACCAATACTTATGGGGGAGGGATCCAGTGTCAGGGACCCACTCGAAACTTCACTCCATATGTGACAGGTAGTGCATCAGCATCTAAACCATACGAACCATACTATTGGGATCCTGTGTATGACGTAAGTGATCTAGATGAGGACGGTCGTATTGATAATCCAGGCGACATTCTGTTCCATAAAAAGACACGTACTGGACAGAAAGATAATTATAGTCTCGGTGTAGGTTTCTCTATGACATGGAGTACACCTACCGACAAGAAATTACAAGAACTCTGTAAGACAGCAGCGGCAGCACAGATCGAATTGAATCAACAACTAACTGCCAATAAGAGGCTCGACTTTGAGATCGCGAGACTCAAAAATTGTGGTCAGTTATTAAAGGAGGGGATCAGTTTCCACCCTCAGAGTAAGTATTATGCTATCTGTGCAGACGTGGTAGTGCAGAATGTGACTACCGTGAAGAACCACCGCCACTCGATCCCTTCCTCTTCTTCTTCCTCGGGAACACAGAACGCAATGCCTTCACTGCATGGTTCATCTGACGCTGCTCTGCTCGGCGCTCCCCTACACTCTGGCGGGGTTGAGTCTTCCCACGAATAGCAGCAATCTTCTTCATAACTTTCTTAACCGCTGGTTTGACTGCTTTCAATAGCAGATCTGCCAGCGGTTTTGCTAATAGTGCCGACGAGGTTGCAATGACAGCAATGCCGCCAACCTGTACGACCTGACCGCCACTAGGAAGTCCAGCGATGATTTGCTGTGGCAGTGCGACTGCTTCTGTGATCTGTACACATTCGTTACCCACTAGTCGATACTCGGTAACTCTCTTACGATACCCCTCCACCAGTGTGCCAACAGGTTCTTTCAGTTTCTGTGCCTTGGTAGGACACTCTATCTTGGCAGTAGCAGGTGGTGTTGCTTGCTTAGGGATCTCGGGTTGAGGGACCTCTGGTTTGGGTGGTTCCTTGGTTCTGGTATCCACCGCAGGAGGTCTGGTGATGATCATCTCATTGGGTTTGAAGTCCATGGGATTGAAGTTAGGCATCCCTGCATCACAAAAGGTTATCGTACCCTTGGGATCATCACCGACTAGTTCATCATTTCTAGGATTGTTTTGTTGGTGTGCCTCTACACATCCAGGCATGTCAATGACAGGCACACCAATGTCCACCGTAACTGGTGCTGCAATACCTACATTGGGATTAGCAACATTACGAGAGAAGTCCCATACAGGGATGTCAATAGGGTCGATACGAACCCCGTTAATCTCAATGTCAGGTATATCCATATCAGAAAGGCATCACGCCACCAGTAGCACCAGGAACTTCGGGAACAACACCACCTGTTGCACCAGGCAGTTCAGGAACCTCAGGCATCAGTCCTTCCATCAGTCCAGGCAGAGCACCCACGACTGCTTCTGTTGCTGCTTCGGTTGCTGCTTCCTTAGCACGCTCAATCAGAGCGTCCTTTTGAATGTAAACATAGGCACCAGCACCAACGATACTAGCAGTGCCCAGGAAGGAGAGCAGTGCCAGAACATTAATTAACTTCTGCATCTTTCTTCTCCTCTTTTTTAGATGGTTCTTCTTCTTTCTTTTTAGCCGTAGCAACCCCGAAGGTACTAAGAGTCCCCGTGAAGACGCTGGCTATGAAAGTTGGATCAATTTGTTTCTGTTGCAGACCAGGGATAGTTACATAATTAAGTGTAAGAATCGCTGCGGACCACGAAAGAATAACAACTCGCACCAATGCTGACAGACCTTCGTCTGCCCAGTCAAACTTATCCTTTTTAGCCTGCTCCTTGATAGGAGTCTCAGCCATTAGTAAGATAGTAAGGCACAGCTATTTATGTAATACATCATTACCGATGGCAAGAAAGTCCATGTTTGTCTTAGAAAACAATTCTTTCGCTTCCCAGTGCTTAGAACAGATAGGTTTACCACCCAGGTTGAGTGACGTGTTCAGTATGACACTGGAACCTGTCAGTTCTTTGTATGCTCTGAGCAATCTGGCGTACTGTCCATCTCCTTGTACTGTCTGAATCCTGCACGATCCATCGACATGAGTGACTGCTGCGAGACTCTCATCCTTACACCTGAATGATGCATTCATCCAGGGAATAGGTTGTGATACACCTACAAAATGATCCTGCACATCATCTAAGAGCACTGATGCACCGAAGGGACGAAAGTGTTCACGATGCTTGACTCTGTTGTTCAGAGTGTCCTTCATGTTTTTGATCCTTGGATTGCACAGAATGCTCCTATTGCCCAGTGCTCTGGGTCCAAGTTCACCGTGACCCTGATACCATCCAACAATGTTACCTGCTGCGATCTCTTCTGCCATGGTGACGATAGTGTCGTCAGTAACTTCCTCAGTCCCCTCATCATCTTGCCAGAATGGGAACCCAGATGAGTCAAATTCTTCCTCGTGGAAGTGCTGACGCAAGAACTCAACAGCACCCAGCGACAGACCACAGTCATTAGCGTGTGGAATGGTAGTCAACTTGGCACCATGCTTGATAGCATTGCCTACAAACACACAATTCTGTGCCACACCACCAGTAAATCCTACCTTTTCAGTAGAGTAAACATGATCGTCTTCACCTACCAATAGGTCAGCAAGTTTCCATGACGTGAGTTCATGTACAGTTCTCAACCAGTTGATGTCAAAGTCGTTATCCCACTTACGATCCCAAGAATCATAGTTCCAAATATCTTTGATCCTACTGAGAGGATACTGACTCATTTTATTAAAGTATTCATCGTCACATAGACCATATGCTGCCAGTCCCATGACCTTTCCAGCAAGATCTAGACCATCTGGGGTCACATCTTTGAGTCCCAAGACAGCACCAACCTTCGCCATCTCAATACCGATGGACCCATGCTTGTTGACGTTATACTCCACGCCCAGGTGTGTACCTGCAAACAATGAGTGAGACCTCTCATTGCTACCATACCCATCAAACACATAGTTTGTGTAAGGGATACCCACT